ACTACAAGCCCGACGACGACCGACCATTCGGCAACAGCCCGGTCTGGCTTGGCTACGACCCAAGCCGCACCCGCGACGATGCCACCTGTGTGGTCATCGCGCCGCCGCTCGAACCCGGGGCGAAGTTCCGGATCTTGGAGAAGCACAGCTGGCGTGGGCACTCGTTCACCTACCAGGCCGCCCAGGTCAAGAAGCTCACCGAGCGCTTCAACGTCCAGCACATCGGCATCGATGTCACCGGTGTGGGTTACGGCGTGTTCGACCTGGTGCGCGACTTCTACGCGAAAGCCACGCCGATCCACTACAGCCTGGAAGCCAAAAACGCCCTGGTGCTCAAGGCGCAGGACACGATCCAAGGTAGCCGCATCGAGTGGGATGCGGGCTGGACCGATATCGCCCAGGCGTTCCTGACCATCAAGCGCGGCACAACCAACAGCGGCCAGGTCACCTACAGCGCTTCGCGCACCGACGCCACCGGCCACGCCGACATTGCCTGGGCGGTCATGCACGCCCTGGCCAACGAACCCTTGAACACCAACAAGCGGCGACGCAGCCGCTACGTCACGAGTGGAAACAATGCCCAAGCCTCGACACAAAAAACGCCAGGTCAACCAGCAGGTGCGACAGCCACAGCCCATGCGGGCATTCACGTTCGGAGAACCCGAACAAGTGCTGTCGGGCAATATCGGCGAGTACGTGGGGGTGTTTCCCAGCGACGACGGCGAGATCTACAAACCGCCGGTATCACGCACCGGCCTGGCCAAGCTGCTGCGCGCCAACGCACACCACGGCGCCATTCCGAAGTTCAAGCGCAACCTGTTGCTGCGTGAGTTCATTCCCTCGGCGGGCTGCAGTGCCCGGACCATGGGCTGCGCGGGATTGGACTACATGGTGTTCGGCGATGCGTTCTTCTATCGCGACACCAACGCCTTCGGCCAGGTGCTGGAGCTGCAGCACCTGCCGGCGATCAACATGCGGGTGAAAGTGGACGGCGGTTTCAGGATGCTGCTACCGGACAACAAGTTCATGGACTTCGACCAGAACGAGATCGAGCACGTCATGGACTACGACGTCGAGCAGACCATTTACGGCATCCCTGATTATCTGGGCGGCCTGCAGGCGCTGTTACTCAACGAAGCCGCGACCCTGTTCCGCCGGCGCTATTACAGCAACGGTGCCCACGCGGGTTACATCTTCTACACCAACGACCCGGACCTGACCGAAGAGGACGAAGAGAACCTGCGCGCCCAGATCAGCGCCAGCAAGGGCGTGGGCAACTTCCGCTCGATGTTTGTGAACATTCCCAACGGCAAAGAGAACGCCATTCAGATCATCCCCGTGGGGGATTTTCAGGCCAAGGACGAGCTGGAAAAGGTCAAGAACATCACCCGCAACGACGTGATTGCCGCCTGGCGCATGAACCCCGCGCTGGCCGGCATCATCCCGGAAAACAGCGCTGGCTTTGGTGATATCGAGAAGATCGATCGGGTCTACACCAGCAACGAGATCCGACCGATCTGTCAGTTGTTCAACCAGGTAAACGACACGTTGCGCCGAGACAGGAATATTAGCTGGATAGAGTCGGTCGAGGCAGTTGATTCCACTGCATAACGTATTCAGCCAAGAGATTGCCACTACTATTATGGCAAACTAATGGCGATTGGCTGCCCTGGGGAGGGACACAATGCGAGTTGAATGCAAATGCGGACACAAAGGACGGATCGCTTCACGAGAGAAGCTATCCACGGAGTTTGCGAAGCTGTACTGCCAGTGCCTGGACGCAAAGTGCGGGCACACCTGGGTCGCGAATCTGACGTTTTCGCACACGTTGAGCCCATCGGCTCAGTCATTCGAAAGGATGTTGTTCGACCATTTGCGGGACTTGCCCAGGGCGAAACAGCGGGAGCTGTTTGAGCAGCTTGGGTCACAGGCGGTGGCGTGAGGCGCAAACCGCCGACTCGGAATTGTCGGCGATCGGTTACATCGATGAGCGATCAGAGATCAATTAACTACCGGTTCCTCCGGAATCGTCGCCAAAGCCTCAGTAAGGCGCCGTAGTTGTTTTCGATCCTCTTCGGTCAGCTGACGATAAAGCCCGACCAGACGACGTTCGATTTTTGAAAGGGTGTGCCACTCAACGTCAATAGTCTGGACATGACCGTTATCGATTTCTGCGCGATCCAACATGCTCACTACTCCATATAAGTGCATTGCTGAATCGACGTTATCGGGGCAGGAAACGGCTTTAAAACAGAGGGGCGACGAATGCGCCACATGCTTTGTTACAAGTTAATTCGAGTGTTTTGCTACGTCATCCGCGATCGCCTGCAAGAAGCGACGCACAGATTTTTGGTCATCTGGTGGCATGGTGCGATAGCGCTTAACCATCACCTCCTCGTCCTCGCTCAACCCACCAACGGGAGCAGGAGTTCGTACGCCCGTGACTACGTAGAGAATATCAAGGCCTACGGCATTCAAGGCTTTCAAATAGCCAGTATCCGGGCGGCGCTCGTCTCGTTCGTAGCTTCCTTGAGTGTTCCGGGTGACGCCCCCGATCTGAGCCATTTCCTCTTGTTTCAGCCCCAATCGAACCCTTTCTTCACGCAAGCATTCGCCCGCACTCAACTCCGAGATCTCACTCGATGACAACTTTTTCAAACTTTAGCCCCTTTACAGGACAAATAAACTGGTCATAATCAGCGCCGTACGAACACGAACCCACACAAACGCACACGAGCGAACACTATGCCCGCCCCCCTTACACCCGAGCAAGCCCGTGAGGCCCTGGATCACAAAGGAATGAGCATTGCGGAGTTCTGCCGTATCCATTCACTGAATAAGAATTTGGTCAGCGACCTTTTGAACGGTCGTAAAAAAGGTCGCCGTGGGGAGGCACATCGCGCCGCCGTATTGCTCGGGATCAAAGACGGCGTGATTGAACAGTAATGGCACTGGGCCAAGGGAGAAAGCAGAACATGAAAAGCTCAGTTCTAAAGACTCGGCGTCAGGTAGTCAGCGCAGTTATCTGCACCTACCCAGGCGGACGCGAATGTGCGGCAGCTCGCATAGGTCTTCCGCTCAAGAAGTTTGACAACCACGCCTACGAAAACAACAACAGCCGCCCACTGACCGACGCTCAGATCCATCAGCTCGAGCTCGAGGCAGGTACAACTTTCTTACCTGAATACATTGCGGCCATGTACAGCGGGATGTTCGTTCCTGTAGCTGAGCCTGACTCGCTGGACAACGTCGAGATGTACGCACGGTGTGTGCAAGCAGCAGCCAAGAAAGGAACCGTCGACCAGATCATTGCCGAGGCACTAAAAGACGGGGTTATCAACGACGCCGAGGCTGAAGCCATCCTTCATGCGGACACCCTGCACCTGGCGGCCCGGCACGCCGAGGTTCTTGCCGTCATCCAACTGCACGCTTCGAAGGCGGGGAAATCCAAATGACTCAGTTGCCTGCAGCACAGGAATATCAGGACATGCTCAAAGCCGCCGCGCTTGTGTTCCTGGAGCGCCACCACTGCGAACACCTGGGCGATGATCAGCAGTTGTTCGACCGCGCCGTGCAGCACCTGGTCAGCGACTACGACGCGCTGACACAGACCGCTGAAAAGCTGGTGCATTTGGCCTGCAGCGATATGTCCGCCGTCCGCGATCGGCAGCGCCTGGACATCGTCAGCAGCACGTCGACGCACACCGTCATCATCGACCCGGCTACAGGCAACGCCTGGGCCGTCCCGGTCAGCCTGATCTACGAACGCATTCTCAACGCACCGGACAACGGTCGTTTCCGCGTAGCCGCACCGTAACCCCCAACCAATAAACCCGCCTGCCCCACCCCCGTGGGTTTGGGTGAGCTGCGCCCGAAATTGAGGTTTGACGATGGAAAACGCCATGAACATCAACGCAAAACTGACGCCCGATCAGGCTCAAGCGCTCTTGGCCAACCTGCGCGAGCAATACCGTCTCAGCCTCAATGACCTCTGGTACGCAGACCAATACCGCCTGATTCCCGATGGCCTTCGCCACGGATCGATCCTTGCCAACAGCCCTGTGATGGCCGCTCAGAAACACTTGATCGGCGCCCTCACCCTCAGCCTCAAAGCAGTGAAATAACCATGAGAGAAGATCTCCGTCACGACGTGCTGCAGCGCCTCCAGTCCGACTACGGTTTGAAACACCGTACCGGCACTGACTACATGCGCGGTGGCACCTGCCCTAAATGCAGGAAGAAAGAGCTGTACTCACGGTTCGATACGCCGTGGATGATTATCTGCGGTCGACCGGAAAAGTGCGGCCATATGCTGCATGTGAAAGAGATCTACGACGACCTGTTTGAGGACTGGAGCAAACGCGCACCAGCAACTGATCAGCACCCTACCGCTACAGCACGCGCATACCTAGAGTTTGCCCGGGGCTTTCGGCTTGAGCTGATTCAAGGTTGGTTCACTCAGGAAACGTTTTACTCAGCCGAATTTAACGCCGGCAGCGCCACTGTGCGCTTCGCCTTGGAAAAGGGCGGTTGGTGGGAACGCCTGATCGATCAACCACATCGCTTCGGAAAAATGAAGGCGAGGTTTAAACCTGGGGAAAGTTATCGTGGCGTCTGGTGGTGCCCACCGTGCGTTGACCTGCTCGAGGTCAAAGAAATCTGGATTGTGGAAGGCATCTTTGACGCGATCGCGCTGGTGCACAACGATCGAGCCGCTGTGTCAGCCATGTCCTCGAACGCATTCCCTGAGGAATCCCTGCGGGCACTTGCTCGTAATCGAGAGGGCAACCTCCCGAAGCTGGTTTGGGCCCTTGATAACGAGCCTGGGGCTCACGTTTATACCAAGCGGTGGGTACGACAGGCACGTGCGTTGGGCTTCGTCTGCGAAGCCGCACAAATCCCGCTCCGTGACGGCCGCAAGACTGACTGGAACGACCTGCACCAACGCTGGGGATTCATCGACGACGAAAGCCAGCGAGTAGATCAGATCGCGGCGGATCTCAAGCAAGCGCGCCACCAGGGCGCATTACTGCTGGCCGAGAGCGCAGCCGAAAAGGCGCTGCTGATGTATGACTGGAACAAGCGCGGCGAATTTCACCTGGGCTTTGGCAGCCGCCTGTATTGGTTCAAGTTGGACATGGAGAAATTCAACCGCGCCATGTCCGACATCGAGGACAGCGAAAACCACGACGACCAGTTGCTCAACCAGGCGCAGCAGCGCGAAAAGGCGCTGCAGCAGTCCGGCAGTGTCGTGGAGATTGCCAACTGCTACCCGCAAGCCTTGTATTTCCAGCGCAACGAGGTAACGGACGAGTCTTGGTACTACCTGCGCGTGGACTTCCCCCACGACTCCGAAAGCGTGAAAAACACCTTCACCAGCGGCCAGCTGTCCGCCGCCAGTGAATTCAAAAAGCGCCTGCTCGGCATGGCCGCCGGCGCCATG